CCCACTACTGTTCAAGCTATTTAAATCGTTGCCAGCTAAAAGCGTAGGGGAACTGGAAGCAAAGTATTTAACCTTGTATCCTGTTTTAAAAGATGGTGATAGAAAAGTTATTAGTGAATTGTTGGCTACTGTTGATAAGACCGAGGTTTATACCCAATCAATCGTTGATTATATGCAACAGCACTACTCGCAATCCGTTGCTAGTGAATTATCCCTTGTGGCGATTGATGTTGCCGAGGGGCGCAAGAAGGTAGAGGATTTAGCACCTATCATTGATAAACTGGCATTATCGGTTGTTGATGAGATAGACGAAGTGGAATGGGTAACAACTGACATCGAGGAACTTATGGACGAGGAGGAATTATCGCTTGGACTGAAGTGGCGTTTAAACGCACTCAACCAATCACTCGGACCACTACGCAAGGGGAATTTCGGACACATATTTGCCCGTGTGGAAACAGGTAAAACCGCCATGTGGATAAGCGAAGTTACCTTTATGGCTGAACAGGTAGAACAACCAATTCTCATATTTTTCAATGAGGAGGGTGGCAAGGATATTGTGTGGCGTATGTATTCTGCTGTTACAGGTTTCACCTATATGGAATTGAGTAACAACATCAAAAAAGCCAAAGCGATATGGGACGAGAAAATTGGCGACAAGATTAAATTTATTGACCAACCATCCCTTGTTGAGCGTAAAATGATGGAAAAGCTGATAGAGCAAGTGCAGCCATCGCTAATTATCATTGACAACATGGACAAAGTTAAGGGATTTGTTGGCGATAGGAAAGATTTGGTGTTGCATGAGATTTACAAGTGGGGACGAGATATTGCTAAGACCTATTGCCCTGTAATAAGTGTTGGACAAGCGGACAGCACAGGGCATAATGACCGATACATCAATGAAAGCCAAATGGCAGATAGCAAGACCAGTAAGCCATCGGAACTAGATTTTATTATTGGTATTGGTAGGACAGACAAAGAGGGATACGAGAATGTTAGGTATATAAATATCCCCAAGAATAAGTTACGAGGCGACACGAATACGGTTGAAGCGATGCGCCACTTGAAGGGTAAAGAAGTGCTAATCGTGCCCCATTTATCAATTTATCAGGATATGTAAAATGACTAAAGATACCGCATTAGAGATGGCGATTGATGTTATAGAAGCATTTGGTAGAGGATGTGATAGTGATGACTATTTTATGGATATTAGTGAAGCACTCAACGCTTGCAAAGAAGCACTAGAACCTGAACCTATGACAACAACAGATGTAATAACTTGCAAAATGGTAGGTAAATGTTGCATGACAGGTGAAGCACTAGAACAACCAGCGCAAGGTATTGAGTTAGCGTGGTATGTAAAAGGATGGGATGATGCTAAAAAAGATTCTAGAGTAGAGCAACCAGCGCAGTTATCCGGAAATTCCGAACAACTGAAACAAGACCATAGTGCCGACGCTCTGAAAATTGGTGAGCCAGTAGCTTGGGAACAAGAGCTAAATACCAAAAATGGTTTTAGCGGATTAAAGGATAAGAACACATGAAGGTAAAACCCTTGGATATTGAAACAACCACTTATAACTTTGGCAACTTTGCAGACAGCCGTAATGTCGCTTGCTTTATCGGTGTAGGTGAGAATGTTTACTCCGTTGAGTATGACGACGAGCCGTATGGCGATGCCTTGAAGCAAATACAGCAAGAGATTAACGACTGCGATTTGCTGTTGTTTGTAAATGCGAAGTTTGACTTGCATTGGCTGACACGCTACGGTATTCGGTTCTCACACAAACGGATTTGGGATTGTCAATTAGTGGATTTCATGTTGTCAGGGCAAACCGAGAGTTACCCAAGCATGAACAGCATGGCGATTAAATACAACCTACCCTTGAAACCCGACATAAAGACTAAATACTGGGAGAATGGCATTGATACGAAAGAGATACCTAGGGAGGAAATTACGGCATATTTGCAACAACATGACCTACCGACAACCCTTGCGATATACAACATACAGAAGGAACTTGTCGAGGCTAAGGGGACAGCGTTTAAACGCCTTGTTTCCCTCCACAACCAAGACCTGATTGTATTACAAGAGATTGAGTATAATGGTCTGCTGTTTGACGAGGGGGCTTGTCTGAAACAGGCTGAGGTCTTAGGTAAAGAGATTGAGGAGTTACGGGCATCGCTGTATGCAAGCCATTCAATCCCTGAGTTTAACACCGAGAGTGGCGACCATCTATCCGCCTTGTTGTATGGCGGCACTATCACAATTCCCCGTAAAGAGGTTGTAGGGATTTACAAGACAGGCGACAGGAAGGGACAGGAGAAGCTTGGTTGGAAGGATTACTCATTCTATATGCCACGGCTTGTTAAACCCTTGGTGGGAAGTGAACTTAAGAAAGAGGGTTATTGGGCTACTGGGGCTGATGTGTTAAAATCCCTTAAGCCAAAAGGTGAGGCAAAGAAAATAGTGGACACAATCCTGGAACTCGCTAAACTAGAAAAGATAGTATCAACTTATTATTTAGGGTTGCCAGCTTTACGAGAGAAAATGAATTGGGGTGTGAATATGTTGCACGGGAACTTAAACCAATGCGTTGCTCGGACAGGGCGACTATCATCAACTAAACCCAACCTACAAAACATTAGTGGGGATATGAAGGGTGTATTTGGGAGTAGATATGCTGTATGAACGGAACGGTTGGAGGAAACACGATGGCTCACCTGAATGTTACGAGCCGCCTGAGAGTTTGATTGAAGTGGAAACTTACAGCTCTCAAGGCAATTATGTTGTTAAGGCAAGTAGTTTAGATTGGCAATATGTTAAATTTTATAGGGTGATAGATGATGATTAAATGGGTATTTTATTTTATAGGTTATTTTATTGGAATATTTATCGGGTATTTAATATGGGGAGTGCAATAATGCCATGTAATCAAAATTGTAATCAAGGACGCAACTGTGATTGTTCAAAAGACAGGAATATAGATAGAGCCACCGTAGTGGTAGTAACCCTAATTCTTATAGCCCTTTTAGGTATTGGGTATGGAATTTTTAAATTAGTTAAAGGTAATACAGGCTCACCTTGTGCAGTCGAAGTGCAATTCAAAGATAGTAAAGCAACATATATTGGGAGTAGTGTATGAAAATATACCTATCTAATTATAGATACCATTGGATAAGCCCATTTAAAATAGCAGAGAAGTTGTGCTTTTGGCGAGAGATTGCATATCACGAACCGTGGGTAAAGCGTTTAAACAACCTCTTATTTCCTGTCATGTCGATTTTGCAGAAGGTTTTAGACACAATCCACCCTCGTGTCGAATATGTGCACATTGATGAATATGACACATGGAATATGAATACCACCCTTGCTAAAATCATCCTACCAATGCTTAAACAGCTAAAGGAAGACAAGTATGGATATCCAAGCACTCTTACTGAAAAGAAGTGGAATACCATAGTAGATGAGATGATTTGGTCGTTTGAGCAAGTGTTAGATGACGAAAGTGATGAGCAGTTTTGGACAGATGGGATTGATTGGGATGGACTAAGGGCGCATAATAAGCGAATAGATAAAGGGCTTGCTTTATTTGGTAAATATTATAGGAATTTGTGGGATTAGATTATGAAACAACATAAATGGCACAAAGAAATTAAAGCATGGGCTGATGGTGTGGAGATTGAAAGTTTATATCTTGACCGAATCGAATGGCAGAAAGAAAGTGGGTATCCTAATTGGAATGATGAAGATTTTAAATTCCGCATTAAACCACAGCCTAAAGAGCCACAGTATTTGTATGCTTATTTACAATCAGATGGCAATTATAAATTTGGAAGATTTAACTGCAAATACAATGGACAAAAGCCAATAGGCAAAATTAAACTAGAGGTGGATGATGACACAAGCAGAACTTGAGGAATTGACTTATCTTTTAATCTTATCTAAGATGAAGGAAAATGCAAAGAAATTATGATAGAATGGCATAAATTTTACTTACCCCCTATTAACTTATATAACAGACCAAGGAATTATATGGACAGAGAGAACGAATCAGGTATGAATGAAGAAGAAATGTATGTGGAATTCACAATGATTGAGATTAACGAGTTTATTAGCAGGTATGGTGCGGAATTCTTCTTGTCAAAACTGAAGTATCCAAACTTAATGGCAATTATCCGAGAGTTGCCGTAATGACAAGACAAGCTTGTCGAAAGGACTATTATGCTATTGCAGTGTGACGCAAGTGCTCTTGAGATTAGAGTAGCAGCTTTTCTTAGCCAAGATGAGGTGCTAATTAATGAAATTGTTAGTGGATTAGATTTACATACGGACAATCAGCAGAAGTTTGGACTACCCTCTAGACTAATAGCTAAAGTATTAAATTTCCGTTAAATTGGCGGAATTAAAATCATGTGAATTCGGGGAACCTCTAGAACAGACAATCCCGAGCCAAGCAAAGGTAATAAAGTTTAGCTTGACTATCTAGGTTATTTATGGTATAATACTTGTATAACCATTATAGAAAGGCTGAAATTTATGAATTTTAAACAGAAATCATGTATTATTTGTAATAATGTATATCAACCAACAGGTAGATGTTCTAAATATTGTGAATCTTGTAAAGAAGTTCAATATAAGAATATCCAAAAAGTAGCTGGAGATAGGTATAGATTATCCAAAGGTTGTAATGTTGGAGTAGGTAGTGGTGGATTAACAGGTAGTGGGAAAGCTAATTTTAATTACAAAAATGGTATAGGTATTTTTCATAAAATCAAAGGTAAGATTAAAGAAGAACGCAGATATTGTGAACGATGTAATAAAGATTTATTAACTGCTACAAGACATCATTGGTGCCTTCACCATAAAGACCATGATAGAACTAACAATGAAACTAGCAATTTTGAGTTACTTTGTAAACGCTGTCATCAAATAGAACATGAATGTATAAAAGCTTTTGAAGGTGTAACGACTAAGGTGGTAAGAGATAAAGCCACTGGTAGGTACAAGCGTACCGAAGCGCATGACATCTAGGAATAGATGATGATATAGTCTGCTCTGCATAGGGATATGCAGCAGTTCATAAGAGAACGGAGTAGGAGATAGCGAGCCTACTTGAACAAATAGGATACTTTATGGTGGCAATGAATTCTCGTTTGCTAATGACCCCGACTTCACTTCTATAAGCAAGAGTAAGGCATATTGGAAGGATGTTGTGGATGCCTACTACGACAAGTATCGAGGCATAGGGGCATGGCACACAAAGATTATTCGTGAGGTAGTGGAAACCAATAAACTTGTAGCCCCAACTGGTAGGGAATATTACTTTCAGAAGTTTGGTGGGCAGTATAAGGACACGCAGATTAAGAATTATGCTGTTCAGGGAACGGGTGCAGCCCTCATGGCTTTAGCTAGGGTTAGTGCTCATAACCGATTGAAAAAGCTAGGTTATGGTGATAAATGTTTGTTAGTGAATACTGTGCACGACTCGATAATTCTTGACTTTGACGACAAAGTGTGCGATACTAAGGAATTAGTAGATATGTTTCACAGCGTGTTTCACGACCTGCCAGCTAATTTTGAAAAGATGTTTGGTGTGAAATTTAATGTCCCAATGGCGGCTGAGTGCCAAAAGGGTTTGAATTGGGCAGATATGGAGGTTGTATAATGGAAATTGAGATTGTAGATATAGCAAAGGTAGACAAAGAGGATAAGTTTGGGAAACCAACACGCACTCTAGCTGTAACCTTCACCTCAGAAGGCGTAACTCGCACACAGAACATAGTTCCCTTTGCTAACCCAAAGGTATGGCGTGTGTTAGATGATGCAAATATTGGTGACAAATTTGAAGTAGCCATCACAAAGAATGGTAAGTATGACAACTGGTCTGCTATTGGTCCAGTAGGGTCGTTTAAACAAGCTGCACCAACGACCAAGGTAATAGGTAGTAACTACGAAACAGCAGAGGAACGGGCGATTAAACAACGATACATTGTTAGACAATCATCCCTTGCTAATGCTATTGCCCTATCCCCTAAAGCAACAGTAGGCGACATCATTACTATTGCTAAGAAATTTGAGGAGTATGTTTTTGAGCCAGCAGAAACCTTATAATTGGATTAGAATGTTGGAAGTTATTACTTGTATTTGTATTATTATCAACACATTTAGACATTGGAGTTAAGTATGACAAAATTAAAAGCAACAATTATGTGGGCAAACCTAAACCATGTAAATGAGATGTCAGGTAAATATCAAGTAGACCTGTCAAACCTATCCACCAAAGCAGTAGAAGAATTATCCAAAGAAGGAATTGAAGCCCGTGAATCAACCAAAGCAGAAGACGAGCGTGGTGTGTATATTACTTGTAAATCGACATACCCAATCCCAGCCTATTACGAAGATGGTTCGGAAGTACCGAGCAATATCAAAATTGGTAATGGTTCACTAGCCGTAGCAACAGTTAAACCTTTTGCATGGGAATTTAAGGGTAAGAAGGGTGTAAGTGCCACCATCTCTCGCCTGACTGTTACTAAGCTGTTAGAGTATGGTGCTGAAGAAGACGCTGACACCGACTTAGCTGGTGCCGTGTGATTGAGTATGTCCTTTGTTATAGCACTGCTTTTTTTCTTGGTATGTTGTTTGGTGTTGGTTGCTTTATCTATATTATAGGATACATATATGGTAGCATTGATTGATATGGATTTGGTGGTATATAGATGCGCTGCTAGTTCAGAGAATGAAGACTTGTCTATTGCCACCCATCGTGTAGAGGAACTACTAGACAACATCCTTACCAAGGTGCAAACAACCGAGTATAGGGCTTTTCTCACAGGGGCTAGAAACTTCCGCAAAGAGGTTTACCCTGAGTATAAAGCAAACCGCACACAACCAAAGCCAAACTGGTTGCAAGAGTGTCGTGAGTTCTCAATAAAGAAATTAGGTGCTGAGGTTGCCCCTAGTAATCTTGAGGCTGACGATGCCCTTGGAATCCATCAAACTGCTGACACGATTATCTGTTCATTGGACAAAGACCTTTTGCAAATAGAAGGCAAGCACTTCCAATGGGAGATACAGGGAGGTCCTGAAGCAAAGCGGTGGATAAAGCCCGATACATTCATCACACAGACAGCCATAGAGGGCACACGCTTGTTTTATGAGCAATGCCTAAAGGGTGATACATCTGATAATGTGAAGGGTGTAAAGGGATTGGGTGAAGCCAAGGCTCGCAAACTCCTTGCTGGAATTGATAATGAGAGGGCTATGTTGGATGTATGCCTTTCACAATACGCCAGCGAGGAGGAGTTCTTGATGAACGCACAATGCTTGTATATTCTTAGGTCTTTAGATGATAGTTATATTTCACGATACGAGAGGCTACTAAATGAAGGTTGAGGTAAGTGTTATTAATAAACAGGTTTTAGAATTATCAGAAGAAAACTGTGAGAATATCTTAATCCAAACCTTGCACAACGATTGGTATGAAATTTTTCAATCAAGTATGGATAAAGAAGATAGTGACGCAATTAAAAGAGTTTATAATATATATTCAGGAAAAAATCTTGTCTAATTGGACAGAAGGTCGGTTACGGACATTTATCACTTCAACTCTGCGAGGTGGGTTTAGAAAATATCCCCCCAAGTATGAAACTCTAAAAGCGGCATCAGTAGGCAAAAAGGTCAATGCCAAAACAAATAGAATGGCTGAACACTTCACTTGTAATATGTGCAAAGGTGAATTCCCAGCTAAAGAAGTGCAAGTGGACCATGTTGAACCAGTAGTGTGTCCTTTTACAGGATTTGTTGATTGGAATACTTTTATAAGTAGGTTGTTTTGTGAGGGTGGGAATTTGCAGGTGTTATGCTCCCCTTGCCACGACATCAAGACCGCTGAGGAAAGGGTAGAACGACATGGCAACAAAAAATGATATTACAGGCGATAGTATAATTAGTGGTAAAGGTAGTAAGAAGAAGTTTGATGAGGGTATTAAGCTCATTAAGCCAAGTTGCCTTCCTGATTGTAAATATCTTATTAACACACTTACTAAGTGCAGGGTTTGTGATTTCCGTGACGAATCGCTTGTGCCGAAGAAAGGAAAGAAATGAAGATAAGTTTAAACGACCTCCCCGAACATCATCCCTACAGGAATATTAAACTAAAAGATTTAGAAGTGTTTTATCGTAAAGAGGGCACTAAGGCTTGGCAAGAGGTATTCTCCACTTATAACATTGCAAAAAACACATACAATGAGTTAGGTGAAGTGTGGAAGAATGGACAGGAGTGGGCTGTGGATAGTGATTCATCTTTGTGTCAGATATGTGGTAAGGATTTAAGCAAGGTTACAGAATGTGCTTGGACATCTTGCCCTAAAGACAATTGGGACGAGGATAGGATTGACAACATAGGTCAGAACGGAAACGAGGGCTTACACTATGAGTAAACGCTTAATGGTGATACCTGACACTCAAGTCAGACCTAATGACGACTTAGAATACCTAGAACGCATTGGTAAATATGCTGTTGATATGCTTCCTGACATAATCGTGATGTTGGGCGATTTTGCAGATATGCCATCCTTGTCTAGCCACGATAAGGCTGGTAGCAAGAGTATGGAGGGGCAACGCTACAAGGCAGACATCAAGGTGGTTCACGAGGCGATGGATAAGTTGTTAAACCCCATACGACAAGAACAGCAACGGAGGATAGATAACCATAAACCTCGCTGGAACCCACGGATGGTTATGTTGTATGGAAACCACGAGAATCGCATAAATCGTGCAATAGATAATGACCCTAAATTAGATGGACTAATATCCTTGGAGGATTTAAAATATGAAGAAGCTGGCTGGGAAACTGTTCCTTTTCTGCAACCTATCATTATTGAAGGTATTGCTTTCTGTCATTACTTTGTTGCTGGTGTTATGGGTCGCCCTTGTGGGACTGCCCGTGCTTTGCTTGCTAAGCATCATCAGAGTTGTATTGCAGGGCATCAACAAGGTAGAGATATTGCTTACGGCTTAAGGGCAGATGGGTCAGAGGTTATGGCACTAATCACAGGTAGTTGTTACGAGCACGAGGAGCATTACCTAAATCACCAAACCAATCGCCACTTCAGGGGCTTGTATATGTTGTTTGATGTCAAGGATGGTATGTTTGATGAATGTCCAATTAGTTTACGATATTTAAGGAAAAGATATGCAAGCAGTTGATAAGCAGGTAGGTGGCGACCACTACAAGAAGTTTAAGATACAACCAGCCGAGTTTTGCTACAAGAATGGGATACCTTACCTAGAAGCCACAGCAATCAAATATCTTTGTCGCTGGCGAGATAAGGGCGGTATGCAGGATTTAGATAAAGCCATCCATTTTATTGAACTACTGAAGGAGTTTGAGAGTGCTGACGATTAAAGAATTGCAAGAGGTAATGCTTGAGCAGTTAGATGAGTTGGAGATATTTGAACTATTGGAAATTACCGCAGAGGATTTAGTGTTTGCCTTTGAGGATAAGATAGCGAAATATGCCAAAAAGATACAATTAGAGTTAGCTGATGAAATGGAGGATATATGGTAAAGAAAGCAAAAGTAAAAGTAGACCAAAAGCAATGGCACGTTCAGCTAGATTGTGAAGTGGAAGTTGTCAAGAGGGGATATTATCCTGATACAGTTATTGCCAAACTCCCCGATGGAAAAGAAGCTCATGTAGATATGGCGTATTTAGCAAAATTAAAAGGGGTTTAATATGTTTGTATCAGTAGAATTTATTACAGGAATGATGGTCGGGTTTGAGTTAGTGGATAAACGGATGCTTGGAGAGGAAAGTGGTCATGTTGTTGTAATAGATTTATTTATTATTCGTCTTATGATTGACAAATAATGATTTTACTGATTACAAGAAATGTGTCTTATGGTATAATAGTAGTATAGTATAAGTTTATACTATTAATTTAAGGAGAATATTATGTGGAAATCACCTTCAGCAACAGAAATGCGCTTTGGTTTTGAAGTAACTATGTATGTGATGAATAAATAAGCCAATTTTAACGCTCTACGGCTTGTTTAAAAAGAGGGGTCTATGTAACGGTATCAGTTTTATATGATATTCGCTTCTAGACCCCTTTATGTGCGTTTTAGAGCTATTTTAGTAATTAAACGGTGCTAAAGCACTATTTTTACGTTCTTCTATGTTATATTGTCTGATAAGTTCGGGTGTAAATAGCCCACCAGTAGTTTTAGATGTTTCAGCAATAGCCTTACCTACTTTTTTTACTATCTCAGGTCTTTTTGCTATAACTGCATCAGCCGCTATTTTACCTATCTTAGAATATGCCAAAGGAGAGGTTGCAGCAATAATAGCAGATACCTGTGGACTTAAATAGGCACCATATCCACCAATAGCTCCAGTTACTACTTGTTTTGCAGTATTTGAAACACTACCATCCGCATTACCTAAAACATCTATACCAGCAGTAGCTAACTCTTGGTTGTAGGCTTGACCTCTACCAAACTGTCTTTTCTTCCTGCCACCTGCATTTTCTTTAATAGCGGCATTATAATTCTCAGGACTAAATTTACCTGTTTGGCTTCTTTTCGAGGCATCCTCAATTAAAGTCAAATCCCTGTACAAGGAATCTACTCGACGTAATGCTGACGACTTCTCAGGATTTTGTCTAGCAAATACACTTTTTAAACTTTGCAATGTATCTTTTAATGCTTCAGCAATTTGCTGCTCATTAACATCGCCTTTGTTATATTGGAATATTTTAGCATTTAACTCTGATTCCATATTTTTAAAAGATTGTCCATCTATAGACAAAGATTTGCCAAACCTAGAAAATATATTAGATGTAATAATATTATCGTATATTTCTTTTTGTACTGGTTTATCAAAAGAAGCACTTAACATTTTTTCAGATAATTTACTTAATGCAGCATTATCTAATTCAAATGTAGTACCTGCCAATGCTTCATCATATTTAGCATCTTTAATTTTAAATGCTTGTTGAATAGCATCATACCCTTTAGCATTTTTAGGTAATTTTGCGTCTACCTTAGCCAAACCTTTATTTAAAACACCTTGTCTAAAAGAATCATAACTATCTTCTTTAGCATTTTTAATTAAACCACCAACAAAAGGTAGTACCTCGAGGAAATCTTCAGTTGTTTGTACAATTCCACCAAGAGTTTGACCTATTGTAGGTGTTATACCTAAATCTCTTAATTTCTTTTCAGAAGCTGAAATTAATGGATTTAATACTCGGCTACTAAATTCAATAGCTTTTTGACCACCAGCTCCTAAAATGGCTCCTCCAGCAGCTTGTTTAGCTTTTTCTGTTAAAAAATCAGGTGATGTTACAGGAGTAGTTAAGGAAGCTCCAGCACCAGTAACAGCAGCTATTGCAGCAGGATTTCGTAATCCTACATTAGTAGCAATGTTAGCTGCACCTAAGCCACCTATTAAGTTAGCAGGTGATAGTACATTACCTCCTAATCTAGCAAAGTCAATACCTTCTTTACCACTTATACGTCTAGCAGTTGCTAATTCTTCTTCATCTTTAAGTTGACGAAGACGTAACATTTCATTTGTTTGTGACAAAGATTGTGAAACTTCATTTGGATATAATCCACCAGCGGATGTAATATATTCTGCTGCTTTACCTGCAAGTTGCTCTGCTCCAGCAAACGGCTCACCTAAACCCATTGTAAATGATGATTTAGCTGACTGATTAATTAAAATAGCTTCAATTTGTGCCTGTGACATATTTGCAGGAAAAGCAACTACCTCATTACCAACTTCTACTAGTTGTTCATCAGCCATTATGGTGTAATCCTTTCAATTTTGCCATTAATAAATCGCATAGTGGCTTTAGGAGTAGCAGGAGTTTGTTTAGCTTGGTCAGATGGACCTACATCTATTTTTCCTGATTCTGACTGTTTTCTAATCCTATCAATACCTTGTTGAATTTTCTTCTTAGCTCTTTTAACCGTTGCTTCAATTACATCGGGCTCTAATTCTGTATTACCACCAACAACATTTTGTAAGAATTTTAATTCCTCATTAGAATCGTTACCACCAAATTCTTTAAGCAAAGGAATAACAGTTGTACTAATAGAATTTAAGAAATTTTCAGTATTACTTACTTTATTAATATCTCCTACAGCACCTTTTGTATATTTAGCAACAAATTTACCAGCAGGTCCATAACCACCAGCATAAATACCTTTACCAAAATAATCTAAAGCATCATCCATTGCGGTAATAGCATCATATTTACCTTGGATTAATGATTGTTGGTCTGCTAAATTTTTACCAAATTGCTCTGCATTTTTACCAGTATCAATAGACCCAATAGTTACATTACCTTTGCCTTTTTTAGTTCCTTCTAAATCAGCTTGAACAAATTCTTTCATTTTTGCTTGAAACTCAGCCGACCCTTCCACTAAACCAGCATCAATCAACATTTGAGCTTGAGTAGAGCGTTTTACATTATCAGGGATATTTGTATCTTTTTTAATCTTATCACTCATTATTGAAAGATATTCGGGACTTCCTTTAGGAAAACCAGCATCTATTACTTGTCTTGCAAATGGGTCTAATTGCTCCCTAAGAGCTTTAGTTGCTTGAGCATTAAAACTACCAATTTGAGCAACATCTTTACCTTGAGCAATAGCTTGGTTTTGAGCTACTTGTAAATTCTGATAAGCATTATTAGCTAACTCAGGTAAATTAGCTGCCATAGCTGCTTCATATACAGCAGCACTTAATTTGTAAGGGTCTTGTAATTCTTCAGGTGACAAAGAGGATTGTACTTGTTGTAATACATTAGTCTCTGCTGTTTGTCGAGCAAGCATTGGGTCTTCAGCACCCAACAAACCACCTACTGCCCTACCAATTTGACGACCACGAATAGCCGCATCATAAACCATACCTTGTTGAGGATTTAGTTGAGCTTCAGCTAATGCTTGTGAACGAAATTGTAAATCTTGCTGTTGTTTAAACAGCTCAGGGGAAACCCCAAATAATCCTTGTACTATTTCAGCCATTGTTATTCCTTCTATTTAGTAAAATACACCACCCATGCGTTGACCACCATAAATAGATGGGTCTACATAGGATGACTGACCTAATTGATATGCTTGCACACCTTCAGTAGAAGGAAGACCACCACCGAATAAACCACTCCAATTTACATTACCTATAGCATTAATACCACTAGTTATAGCAGCTTGATTAGCTCGTTGGTTATATAAGTTATTTAAATAGTTTTGTTGATTGATATTTGCATTTGCAGCAGCAGTTTGATTACCAAGTTGTCCAACACTAATACCAGTATTTAAACCTTGAGCCATTGTGTTAGCACCAAGATTTTCAAGATTGATGCCATAACCTAAAAGAGTATTAGCAGTTTCATAAGGTTGAGTTAGGTAAGATTGACCTAAGCCATACAATGCACCTGCACGTTGTAAGTCTTCACCTTGGATTGCACGAGCACGGTCTTCAGCACTTAACGCAAGAGCAGCATTTTGTTGTTCACGAGCTTGAGCTAAAGCAAATTGTTGGGGATTCACATAACCAGCACCCATACCAATACCTTGACCAGTAGTTCCACGAGCAAATTGTAAATCGTTTAAACGACTTGATTCTTGAGCACGAGATGGCTCTAACAATGCTTGTTGACGATTATAATAATCTTGGGTCATTGCCCCTGTATCCATACCTGTTGCTCGTCCAAATAGCCCCTTACCATAATCTGATACTTGTTGAGCATAAGCTGTTTGTTCAGCAGAAGGGAGAGCGGCTGTTGCCCCAGCAAAATACTGGTCACGGAACGCTTGTATTTCAGGGGATAAGGTATAAGTTGCTGTTCTAGCATTTGGGTCTACTGTAGAAGTAGCAATACCTGACCTAATGCTATATGGAGTAAATCCAGCAGAAGTAGGTGAACCGCCACCTCCACCACCGCCACCTGATGTCAAACCACCAAGAGCACCAGCAGCCGCACCAGTCCAACCTCCTGTGGCAAAACCACCTAGTGCTCCAGTAACTCCTTTAACTAATTTACCCATTATATATTACTCCAAATAAACATCATATTTTTAGAACCATCCTCTATTAGTATTTCATCTAAACAAGGATAGAAACCCATCATTGTTATAAATTTAAAATGTTTTTTATCTTCTTTGTCATGTATAGCTACTACTGGTTTTTCTTGTTTAGAAAACAAATTATAACTATCTACTGCTAACTGTTGTTTTACTATTTTATTCCATTTACTTATATCACAATGCACTACTATAATTTCTTGTATTTTATTATATAAAACATATTCAAAATAAATCGTATAGTCTTTTTTAACTAATACTGGATGTTTCATTTATTATCGTAACTCAGCCCAATAGTGGACAGTTCCAGTCATAACATAAGAAGCTCCAGCAGGAACAATAGTGCCTAAATAGTTAGTTGCATTATCAATACTACTATGAGCAGCAATAACACCACCAACAGTAAGATAAGCACTACCTTGTGTTCTAATACCTACCATTATAGACCTGCCAGTAGAATTAGTATAAGTGGTTCCAGCAGAACGACTACCTGATACATTTTGCCAAGATTGACCATTACCTATTGCATCTACAGCACTAGTGGCTGTTGCAGCATTACCTGTACAAGAACCTGAAGAACCAGTTACATTTCCTGTAACATTACCTGTTACATTCCCTGTGACGTTTCCTGTAACATTACCTGTGACATTGCCAGTAAATGTAGCAGCAATCGTGCCACCTGTAATTGCAACCGCATTAGCGTTTTGTGTTGACATTGTACCAAGGGTACCTGTAGCTGCTGTTACAAAAGCAGTAGTTGCTATTTGTGTTGTATTAGTGCCAGCAGTTGCAGTTGGGGCAATAGGTGTCCCTGTAAATGTAGGAGATGTGGTATCTGCTTTACTAGCTACAGCAGTTGCAATAGCATTGTACTCAGCATCAATCTCAGCACCCTTAATGATTTTGTCAGGATTACCTGTAAGCAAGGCATCCTTTGTATAGAAGTTAGTTGCTTTTACATAGTTTGCCATTATATCATTTTTCCTGTTTTCAAATAGATTGTCATTTGTTGTAAACTAACTGGAGCACCTTCGATTGGAACTTCCACACCAAATTGTAATATTTTACCTGAGCCGCCTAGGTGCATAGTAATATCGTTAATAGCAATACCAGTAGAGAATTCGCCTACGTTGTATTCCGCTATATTATACTCAGCACTTCCACCAATAAAATCTTTTGTGTAGGTTCTGCTTGTATAGACTGTTTTATAGTCAAAACCATATTTAAAAATAATATCTTGTGTACCAGCAGCTATCACTATTACACTTGTTTTCTTTAAGAACTTAAGGCTATAAGGTTCACCAGCATCAATATTAGAAGTATAATATTCTAAACGGTAGGAACTACCATTATCAGTATACCCATAATACTTTCCCACACCACCTGCCATACCTAGATATAAATTTCTATCTCTAGTCTTACAAAGAGCTTTAGGGACAAAGCCTTCCCATGTTGTTACACGAGCCGCCCCATTTTCTAATGACTGACGCAAATCAAAATAGAATGATTGTTTGAGGGATGGTAGCACAAGGAGATAGAAAGCATCTCTCTCAAAGTATACACTTTTAACCTCTGTTAACACTTCACCTGAAATGTATGTAACTAAGTCATCACGAATATTCATGGACAAGTCACGCATTGGCATACTTTTCTCTTGTGTAACACGATTAAAGCTACGCACACCGCTATTAGACAAGAATATTAAATCTGTACCTGTTTGTTGTATGGTGTCACGAGCAATACATCCAACACCTGTAACCACATCAGCAAGAGTTAAATTAGTAGGGTCGTCAGGTGAATCGTATATTACAATGTTATTACGGCAAAATATAATAAGATAATTATTATGTGAGGATATGCCTGTAATCTCGTCACTACTACCAACAACAGATTCAATGTCAATTAAACCTGAACCTACTCCAGTAAAAGCTGCACCATCTAGTAATTTACTATAATAAACTGTTGTCTTAGCACTTGTTACACCTGCCACCCATTGACGACCAAAAGCAGTATGAGTACAGTCAGGGTCAAATGTATCTACACCTGTAGGTTTTGTGCCATAATCACCCACTCGTTGCCAAATAAAAGAACCTGTATGGTTAGCTCTACGATAAACAAGAAGTGGATTACCTGTTTGAGCGGCAAACCCATACATATGATTACCATAACCAGCACCTTCTGCTAGTTGTGAGAATTGCCACCTATTACCAGTAAAAGTAATTGTAAGATTAGTTGTTTGGTCTGCTTGTTTAACAGGAGATTGAGTAAGGGTAGTAGAACCTGTATACATCTTACCACCACCACAAGAAAGAATAGTGGCTGTTAAATCTACATCAATAAACTCAAACAAAGATTCTAGATAAGTAGTAGAACCCAAACCATCTCTATCAGTAGTAACTGGTGTCCAACCCCTGCGGCTACCTAAACGACCAAACTTGTCAATAATACAGTTAATGGCTTTTGTGGCATATCCACTCTCTAATGTCACACCACTCTCTTGCGTGTTTAACCCAAGAAAGCCAAGTGCGGCATTGCTAAGAGCTTTTAAAGCCCCTGCCATTAGCAAGCTCTCCAAATAGTTTCATCAAGGCGTTGGCTAGCTTCAATAGCAATATAATCACTTAACATAGTGCGATAGCGTTGCTCTTGTTCCATAGAACCACCATCCTCACCACGCTCACTAATTGCACGAGCCAAAGACCCCTCAACAAGGATAAGTGATGGGATTAAGATTTGTGTGGCATCCGCTTCAAGTTCAGGCTGTGGGAGAACGCAGTTAATACGAACATCATACACACCATCAGGAATAGGGAATAAGTCAATCTGACTATCACCATTGCTATCTACACCATTGAAGTTGTAGTACATTGGTGAGCCTAGTTGCTGGCTGTTTAATAAAAACTGTTGGTCAAACCACTTAGTGCCACGTTGTTGCATAACAAAGTCGTCTGTGTCATTGATTATATCCAATACACGCAAACGAGTGCCTGAATCAATTAGCACATAGTTAAACAAAGAGGAGGTGGTTGTTGCTGTTAGGGTTGTGCGGAGAGCCGACCAATCCCAAGCATCTTCAATCTCCACCTTTGTAGCATTGACTAAATCACCAATAAGTTTGGAGTAAGGAGTTTCATTGACAGTTGTGACCTCGTTCTCACGAAGTCGTCTTAAAACTCGATTTACACATTCTAAGTATGTCAATTTATATTCCTTTTAATTATAATACAATTATATCACACTAGATACAATTTGTCAACCTATTTCTTACCACTTAACTTTATTTGAGTATAAGGCTACATTATTACAAACTTCTATAAAATCTTCTTGTGTGTATTGTTGTTTCATCATATTTACTTTAGAAGTTACCCATTGTACATTATTTACAATATACCCTAATGTACTATCAATCCTATCTAAAGAAGCATTATTATTAACTTCCATAGCACTTATAGCAACACCTGATAAAGCACATCTAAAATCTTGGTCTATTAATAATTGAGCTAAATATTCAAAATCAACATTCCAAGGGATATTACGCAATTCAGCATTTGTTTTATATTTATGTACAAAAGATGCTCGTAATACATCTAAATAAAAGCCTTTATGCCCATTACTTTCAGGTTTTTTATTTGAACATGATTTACAAAGTTTTCTTAATTTTAAAGATTCTTCTGCATAATTTTTGCGTAAATAACTTTGCAAACAATTACATTGAGGGCAATTTTTATAGTATCTGCCATCTTCACCTAGTATCACCATTTAATTTTATCCGCCCAAAACGCCGCACTCATCTTGCCTTTAGCAATATTAGATGCATGACGAGCCTTAAAGGATTTTTGTCTAGCTTTGCCAGCAGCAGTAGTGGGATTAGCACCAGCACCTGACACCCCTTGCTGACCAAAACGAATGGTCTTTACCTTATCACCCTCTTTTGCCACAACAACATGGCTTTTAGTAGGATGACTAGGCGTTTTTTTAGGTTTGTTATAACCTGATACACCAGCGTTCTCTAGTCTAGCGTCTTTCTTCATTTTTTAGCCTTTTTAGCTGTTTTAGCCGCATCTTTAAAGTCTTTAGCTGTTGGAGCTTTCTTAGAGCCAACCTTGTTCATCTTCTCGCCTGAACCTGCTGCAATGCGTTTTTGCTTTGCATTAATGTTTGCGTATAATCCTTGTTTAGCCATGATTAATAACCTGTAGTTTTCTTTTTAGGTGTTTTCTTTTTCATACCTGTTTTCTTAGCATACATCTCAGCTTCTTCTTTACCTGTTTTTGTATATGGGAATTTCTTTTTTCCAACCATTGGCATATTATTTCCTTCCTTTTTTAGATTTACCTGCTTTACTTAATGCTATAGCTACAGATTGTTTTTGAGGTTTCCCTTCAAGAATAAGTATAGCTATATTTTTAGAAATTGCTTTTTTACTTTTACCTTTAGCTAATGGCATTTTATTTCCTTAAAGTTAGGTACATTCTTTCACCGATGACAAATGACATACACGCACCACTTAAATCTAGCATAATTAAAGTTATGGCTTCAGGAACAGTAGGAGTAAATACAGCACCTACCGTTGCTAACCAAATAATAATTATTGCTAAATACCTAAAACTAGACCTTAGGTTATTTACCCACAAAGAGGGTTCACCTGCTGGTTTATCTATCTCTGCTAGTGCTTGTAGACGAGCGGTTTCTGCTTGCATAAGTTGTATGCGCTCACCAACATTGACAGGATTACCACCTGCCCCTTTTGTAAACTTAGCAAAGATACCACGAACGCCATCTGTTAAAGCTGGCAGTAGAGCTGGAAACAAGACAGACCACATTATACAATCCCCTTTACATATTTACCCTTACCTTTGAGTGTGAGGATATTCCCACGCATACGAGGGTCAAATGATATATGAACCCAAGTCTTCTCATAGATTAGTTGATCAAATTTAAGATTACTTTTACTTAAGATATTAGATATAGTAAGTGGAGTATGACCATAGGCAGTGAAGTCTACAGCATACCCATAAGTATGTGACGAGTTGCTAGTGCCACCTACTTGACGATTAACATCAGGACTACGGTAGCCACTATTAATAGTGATAGCCACATTGCCTAATATTTCTCTCACTTTCTCCATGTAGAAAGCAGTTGTGCGTAATACCTCTATTACTTCTTTAGATGGTGTGTTATCTATTTTAGTCTTAGTGACTGTTAGTTCAGCAAGAGAGAAGTGAGGTGTCAGTTGCATCTAGTGTCCTACAAAAGCACGAGATATATAAGAAATAATTGCACCTACAAGAGAAGCAATCATCATACCCATCCAAAAACCACCTCGACCCTTATTGGCTAAGGCAAGTAGTTCATCGAGTGCATTTTCCATCTTGTCTATCTTCTTCTCAAGGGATTCCACCTTGGAGATGAGTTTACCGTATTCTACTGGGTCTATTGGTTCAAAGGACATTTATATTCTCTTATAGTAAATTTATTAAAGCAAAGCCTAACACACCACCTGCTATGGTAACAAGTAAATCCCATACATCAGCCGTGTGAATAGCTTTGTTCATGTCATCATAGAGTTCTTTTGCTGTAGCAATTAATGATACTACAAGCACAGAATACCAACCTATGAATGGTGTCAATACAGCAGCAATAATCAAACCACTAATAAAATGCATTTGTTTATCTGCAGGAATACCACAAGGTATATATAACTTACCTAGTAGAGTATTTACTTTAGAAATTAGCTTTTCCATTATGCTGGCAATGACGCTTGATAAGCTGCAATAACTTCAGGTGTCCATGCTACATTGGCAATGGCTGCTACATTAGTAGGAACGCCAGTTAAGTCTGATGCTGGTGTTAGGCTAGTGCGATGAAATGTTTGTGATAGTTGAACACCATCCTCTAATATGCGAGTAGCTTCACGGTATAAGACTGTGCCGTCTTCTGTTACGGTGATTTGGTCTATTACTGTTACTTTTGATAATGCCATTGCATTTCTCCTGTGTGTCCGACTACACTAATCCGGTGTAGTTAATTAAATAGAAACTGTATAAGCAAATTGAATATCTGTACTATTATTAATACTTGAATTTGTTAAACTAGGTGTAGAACTAGAGCTATACCCAACAAATTTAAAATAAAATGTTGTTGAATCACCTTGTATATACATTTGACCTGATGTTTGAGCTGCAGCTAATTGATGAACATAACTAAACCCTGATGATGCTGGGATATTAGCACCAACATTAAATGGTAGTGTATCAACAGTCATTGACCCTGTTGAAGAACCTTTATTAGTAAATGTTAATCTACAACCAATTGTTAATAAATTACCAACTTTTGTATAAGTTCCAGTAAAAGTTCCAGTAATTCCTACTGATGCTCCTCCAAATTTAACAACTGGTGTCCAAGTACCTTCCTCATAATCATCTAGCGTATTAGCATCTGTACTAGCACTCTGTGTAGCTGGGAATGTGATACCTGCACCTGATGCTGATGGTGTAGCGTTACCTACCGCAATGGTAGTAGCACCCTTGATTGTTGAACTAGCTACCACGGTAGTAGCCACCACAGTACTAGGAGTAGTCGAACCTAATGTGCCGTTTAGTGCACCAGTAGCAGCACCAGCAAGACCTGTTGTTCCATCTAAAACTATAGCCATTATTTATTCTCCAACGCAGCTAGTCGTGTTGTTAAGTTTTCTATTAGGGCTTGTTGTGCTTGTAACATATTCTCATGACGCTGAATTACTAAATGTTGCATAGCAATAATTGCATAGTCTTTGTTTGAATCAGGCAAACCTTCTGTATCATAATTAGTAAACACAGATTTATCATAACGATTTAGACCAATAGCTACTAAGTCTTCAGCAATAAAACCAGCATTACCTATTGATACACTTGAATTAGAACCTTCTTGAATTTTATAATCCCAAAAAGATGGAGTGGTATTAATAAAAGCAGTTACTTGTGCTTCTGTTGCAACCATTGGCTCTATGTTTTCTTTATAACGAGCAGATGAAGCTAACTTATATAAACCACCATTTGAATCAAATACGGCAGCAGTACCAGCCGCTGTACCAATAGAAGGGCAGCGTATACCATTTGTGCCTGAAGTAGTTAAGCCCCAATCGGTGGTGGATGTGTACATCTTTCCAATACTATCAATTCTAAGTCTTGAAGTGCCATTGATGTAAGTGTACAAATCATTGGTAGCAAAGTCGTATTCCCAACCACCTTGAAATGATGTGTTGGCTGCGCTCTTTAATCCTATGTAACCTGAGTTTGCACTACCAGCATAAATGGTTAAACCTTCGTTACCTGAACCAGTACCAACCACAAGATTATTGTAAGCTGAGTTAAATGAACTCATGCTAGAGTTGCCAATACCCACGCTACCTGTCGTGTAGTAAATATCAGAACCGCTAGTAGTCCATTGACTAGCTGTAATTTGACTTGTCAAAGCCACAGTACCTGTTGTTGCTGGCAATGTTAATATAGTAGACCCTGCTACTGCTGGAGCTTGTAAGGTAATGCTACCGCTGGTATCTCCAGCTAAAACCGCTGCACTCATTATGCTACTCCTCTTATTACATTACGAGCTTCAGCCCTTAACGCACGAACTGCTGTTGTGTCTTTGTCGTAGTCTGCTGTCATCATGTAATCTGTAGATGCTAGGTAGGCTAGTGCCTCTTGACGCTTGGCTTCTGCTGCTTGTTCTGCTTGAACTAAGGCTAGGTCGTATGTGACTTCATTGCCATTAGCATCAAATGCTTTGTCATCAACCGTGCGAACCACTTGTGGATATAGTTTGTATATTGCTTTAATCATGCTGCAATCTCCATAATTAGCAATGATGATGTTGCTTGATTACCTAAAACATTACCAACATAAACTGTTGTACCATTTGTATATGAATTAATGTAAACATCGTATGTCCTAGAAGATGTAGAACCTGATGTTTCTTCAGCAATACCTGCAACCGAACCAACAATACTTGTTCCAGAAGAACCAGTTCTTGCTGCTGTTTCATCAATTTGTTGCACTAATGTGCTTGCATTTTTAAGTAACTTTACTCCTAAAGCAGTATCACCAGTTAGCTTTCCGCAAGCAGCCAAGTTTACAAATATATATAATTTGCTAGTAGCACTAATTGGAACTATTGTTGCTGATAACCCTAATGCAGAATAAGTAGATGATGCTGTAGTTACTTGAGAAGTTATAGAACTGCGAACTACTTGCAATACACTACCAGTAGGTAATGATGCCTTACTCAAGCCAGTTACAGTTACACCTGCTGATGTTACAGCTAGCTTAGTAGAGCCACCGCTTTGTATGTTTAAATCGCCAGTATTATCTGCTGTGGTTATTACACCACCTACACCGCTCGTTGAGGCATTAATAATTGAAGCCATATATTTTCCTTAAAGGACTACCCAGCGACTGCCTGATGGCACGGTTACTGTTACACCACTTGCTACTGTGATTGGTCCTGTGGACATCGCATTGCTACCAGTAGCTATTGTATAGTTAGCTGAGATTGTATTACTATGTTCAAATAAACCTTTAGTTGTAGTGTTTCCACCACTTGTAGTATTCACCCAACCACTACCATTATAAGCTAACACCTGACCACTAGAAACAGAAGTAATAGTTACATCAGATAAATCATCTAAAGCAGGAGTTACATTAACTGTAGCCCAAGAAGCTAATGAACCATCAGTTGTTAAATATTTACCACTATTTCCTGTTTGAGAGGGGAGTGCATCTACTGTTCCCCAAGAGGTAGCCGTACCATTTGTAGTAAGGAATTTACCTGCATTACCAGTTTGAGTTGGTGTGTAACTTGCCGCTAGTGTAGCTGAATTGGCTGCGTTTGTAGCTGAAGTTGAAGCACTTGAAGCAGACGATGCCGCATTAGTTTCAGAGGTAGCAGCAGCACTCGCACTAGAAGCTGCATTAGTGGCTTGTGTTGTGGCTGTAGCAGCAGATGTTGAGGCACTAGAAGCAGATGACGCTGCATTAGTGGCTTGTGTTGTAGCTGTAGTAGCTGACGCTGCTGCACTAGTTGCACTTGTAGATGCTGATGTTGCTGACCCACTTGCTGACGTTGCACTTGATGCCGCATTTGTAGCACTCGTAGAAGCTGATGATGCTGAACTAGCTGCATTGGTAGCAGAAGTAGAAGCATTACTTGCTTGAGTGCTGGCTGTTGTTGCACTAGACGCTGCATTGGTTGCAGATGTAGCAGCTTCACTAGCTTTAGTCGTAGCAGTAGTAGCACTAGTAGAAGCAGAGGAAGCACTTGAAGCTGCACTTGTAGCAGAAGTAGAGGCAGCACTTGCACTTGCAGCCGCATTAGTTTCTGCTGTTTCAGCATTAGTTTCAGCCGTTTGAGCTGCTGTAGCACTAGTTGCCGCATTAGTGGCACTTGTTGTAGCAGAAGATGCAGAACTCGCTGCACTAGTAGCTGAACTAGCCGCATTGGTTGCACTAGTGGCAGCATTAGCCTCTGAGGTATCTGCACCAGTGGCAGACGCAGAAGCAGATGTTGCACTAGCAGCAGCAGCTATAGCACTGTCTTGAGCATCATTAGCAGCAGCAAGAGCAATAGCAGAAGCATTGGCAGCATCTCCTGTAGCATCCCCACTACCACCTGCACCACGATAGATTGCCATAATTATTCCTTAGAGAATGATTTTACTGCTACTGTTTTTTCTTTTACTAAACTTTCAGTTTTAACTACTTTTGGTTCTACGAATTCATATTGAGGGTGCTTGTGCATTTCTTCAATATCATGTGCGTGTTCAAAATTAACAACATTACCTGAAACTAAACATTTAAATTGAGCCATTTTCTTCTCCTTGAATAAATATGCAAAAACCCCCTACCCGAGTAGTGTGGGTAAGAGGTTTAAACCTAATTACTTAGGCTGGAACAGCTAGAGCAAACGCAGAACCATCACGTAACTCTTTTACACCGTACAATGTATCAGCAGTGTATAGAGTACCTAAGTATTCTTGTTTGTATTGAGTTTGTGAACGAACACCTTGTTGTTCAACCAACACAGCAGCATCTTTGTGACCTAGTAAAGCGATACGAGCACCACCAGTAGCAGTATCACAGTTAGATGATACAAATACAGGGATACCATACAAGTTACCAATTTCACCATTGCGGATTGTGTTGTTTGTGCCGCTTTCACCAACGAAAGCTTGCTCAGTGTAACGAGCCAAACCCATCAATGTGTTGCGGGATGAAGGTGGAACGATGAAGAAACGACCATCCATAGGAACATCGTTGTCATCAAGACGTTGAATTGTACGACGAATAGCAGCATCAGTTAATGCAGAAGCATTGCTTGAACCTGATGTGTAAGCAGTTGTACCATCACCACCGATGTAAGCACCACCGTAAGTAGCAGCACCGTTACCACCGTTGAAGCCACGACCTAATTGAACAAGAGATGTATCTACTTGTTTAGATAGAGCATAACCAGCATCTTCAGTGTAGAAGCGACGTAGTGAAGTTAACGCTTGTGCTTCGACGATGTCCTCAATCAAACGTGAGTACTCGTAGTGTTTGTCAATAGTTACAACTACATCGCCTTCAGTTGCGGCTTGTAATTCAACTTGTGTGTTAGCTGCTTTTAAAGAAGCTGTACCACGGGTTGGTGAAGGGATATGAACTGTATCACCTTTTTTGCCAACGAATGACATTTTTTTAAATAAGTTTGCAAGAACTAGGTTCTTTTTGTAAGCGGCAACAATCTCATCACTCCAAATCTCAGGAATAAAGGTTGCTGCAGTTGTGGTTGTTACTTGATTTGAGCCTAAAGCCATTTTGTAAATCCTTTTCTATATTGTTTAAATTAAATTACTCGACCTTCACGATAGGCTTGCATAATTTCTTGTGAGCGAGCTTCATACGTTTCAGGGTCAGTTTGCATAAGTTTAATAATATCGCTTCGACGATATTTCTTTTTTGAAACAGATTCTTGGGCATTTCCATTACCAACATCAGCCGCTTTGAGTTGTAAGTCACGGTCTAGTTTGGCAGTTTCTGTTACCTTAGAGGTTACGGATTGTCGTTCATTCCAAGTAGACAAAAGTTCTTGAGCCGCATCATAATCGAAATTACTATCTGCTCGGTTGTATAACTCTGTTCTAACTTTAGATGCCTTAATCCATTCAGCAAACGCAGGGTTAGTTACAACCTCTACATAATTAGGGAAATCCTTAGAAAGCTTATCTTGAATTGCCGCTTGTTTCATGGCAATAGAGGCTTGCTGGGCTTCCTTAATAGCTGGATGATTTTCGATTGCTTTATTTACAGCACTCTTAGGCTCAATGAAGAAGTCCTCATCACTATTAGTTTCTATCTCTTGTGTCTTTAAGTTATTAGCTGTTTGCGTCTTAATAAAGTCATCTACCACTTTACGCAGGTCACCTACCTCACCGCCTTGCTTGCCAATAAACCTTTCAGCCTCTTGGTGCATTGCAATGATGTCTTTAACTGACTTGTTGCGGTACTTCTCAGGTAAATCGTCTTCAACAGGTTGTTCGACTTGCGCCTCTACGGGTGCATCAATTTCGTCTAGTGAACTTGTTTCAATCGTACTTTCTAAAACGTCATCTAAAACTTTTGCCATAATATTTCTCCTGTGCATTAAGCATTATAGGAAAGGAACTAATCTATTGGCTAGACTAATCTCTTTTTGCAGGTAGGTTATGCTTTTTAGCCCAAGCATCTGCAGCACTTGGAAAGCTACCTGAGTATCCTTCTAATGCAATGGTAGGTGTACTAATCATACGAATAGCATTACCGTTACATTTAGAACACTCAGTGTATTCTGTTTTATTATCTATATACCGTTCATCTACTTGGTCACAAACGGAACACTTGAAATCAAGCATTATCCGCAATTTGTAACTCCTCGTAGGCTTGTTCACTAACTTCTTTTAGAGATAATACCCATTGTAAGATATCTAACTGACCTTTACGCTTATGTAATTCTTCGTGCGTATCTACAGTAGATATATTATTATATGTATTAAATAAAGCCTGAACATCTTCTATAAACTCTTTCCACCCGATTGTTGCCATTGTGGAAAATCTATTCTCGTAATACTCTTGTAATTCTTTATCCAAGCTATTGCACTCCTAAATTAGATGTGTTATCTTGTGCTTTTAAGTAATCTATAGCTGATTGTAGGTATTTTTCATTATCTCTAAAATAACCTAATCCTATATTACATCTACTGCACAATAACCCTCTAATTTTTCCAGTAGTATGGCAATGGTCTACGGCAAGACTTTTCTTAATCTTAACTGATTCCCTTTGTTTACAAATAGCACACACACCTAACTGTGCTATCAACATATCTTCATAAACTTCTATAGGTAATCTAAACTTAGATTTTATTTCTACTTTTTTTCTTGTCCTTTGAGAACAAGTTTTACATATCTTTTTCTTATTAATACATTTTTCAGAATTGCGTACTGTATTTTTTAAGCATTTTTTACAAACAACATCATAAAATTCCATATAGTCCCTTAAACTATCCTTAAAGAAAGATTTTAGGCAGGAAAGTAAGGAACTTTCTTTTTGGGAGCTACCCTAGCCTAAACATAATATAATAAATAAGCTTATATTATACTTACATTATATCACAAGATTAGTCCATTGTCAAGGGCTTTTCCATTTGTAGTTTAACGATGTCAAATTTCTGATTCATGTCTTTTTCTTTTAAATCCAACTCTTTCTCTTTGAACATAAGTTCAGACAACTTGGCACGACGCTCAAATTCCTTGTCATCAGCAGTTCCAGCAGAAAGGTTAGTGGCTAATGCAGCAGCAAGTTTAGCTTGAACTTCTTGGGGTTTAAGTTGAGTTTCAACAGCAATTTGTTGAGCTTCCGCTTGTTGTTTACCTGCTTTAGAATTCAAGTCATTAGTTTGAGCAGTAATTAAACCAGCTTGTAATTGCATTTCCATTTGTTGAATTTGTTGCGCTTCAGGGTTTGGTTGCATTGCTTGCATTACTTGAGCAATTAGGTTATTTTTATTAGGTAAAGAACTATTGGATATTACACCTTGCATCAAGATAGGTAAGATTGGACTATCAGGACCAAGAGTTTTCATCAAGTTAATCATTTGTAGTTGCTCAACTTCACGAGCAAGCATACCCAATGAGCTAGAAGCCACAAAGCTGTAATCTTTCACAGGGAAATGGTCAGCATCAAATTGCATGAAGCGATAAGCGGCTTTCTCTACAAAAGGGATAAGGAAGCTGTCTTGGAAATTAACAAGAGTGCGTTTATTCTTTTTGATAATAGATGAAAGGGTGATAGACATCTCACCAGCACCAGCAGGGGAAGCTTGCATTGCTTGTGAATCAAGAGTGCCTGTCGCTTGTAGCAACATACCTTCAAATTTATTAGCAATCTCAATGTTAGAAGCATCCGTTGTTCCAAACTTGAATGGCATCAAGATTTCAGCAGGATTGCCATTTGTTAAGATGGTTTTTCCCGGTCTTACCTCAAATTTACTGCCACGAGGGAGGCGTGTAGCGTCCATAGCCATCATTGGAACAGCGGTTAGGGCAAGAGAATCTAGGTGACTACGCAACTGGGCATCAATCGCCTTTTGCATATTATAACCCTTCTCGGCAATACCACGACCCCAAAAGCGGTTAGGAATACTGTCATCTTGGTATGCAATAACTGGGCGGTCTTGCATCATGTATGGGTTTTTCTCTGCTTTTAGTAATTTATTATTACCAATAACAACGATTGCCTCTACTAAATCGCCATACTCCTCCATCAACTCGGTTTCATCTTCTTCACCAAGAAGGTCAACAATCTCCTCCTCGCCTTCAGATTCTAACAAAGCGGCTGGCACTAAACCGTAGTAGCGAATAATGTGAATTTTATCATCATTATACTCTTGGTCAATCCAAGAAGCCTCTAGGTCTTTATTTGGTGTCGCATCGTCGTCAATATCTGTGTCTTTATACACACCCTCTTTGACTTTTTGAGCAATAGTGTGAGCAGATACAAATTCTTCAATAGCAACACCCATTGCTTCCTCAATAGTTGAGGCATTTGGGTCAATAAGGAAGTTTTGTGGGTTGATTGGACGCAACGCAACATTAATTTTCTCTACTTCTTCCACACCAATCTGAATTGCATCAGCATTTTCTAGTGGGCGAGTAGCAGGTTTAAACTCTTTGGACTTTTTGAGGGTAATTTCACCAATACCAGTACCATAGATAGAGGCAAGAAGAATAACATCACCAACAGATTTACGGATTTTATTCTTTTTAAAACATTCCTTCATGTATTTTTGTAGATATTCAACATCCAATGGGTCTTCATCACCCATGTTATCTTCAATCTCAAACAAATGGTCGCCTTGACCAAAGACAGCTTCCTCAATCTCAGCCGTGTGGTTCTCAATGGCTTGTTGCAGAGCAGGAGAAGTGATACGGCTACGCTCTGAGCTACGAGTTAAGTCCTCGGCTGCCCATACACCACGCCACAAGCGTTCGTATTCTTTCCAATCAGACAAATAGTTGTCATCACGGTGCTCACGCCACTCGTCTGTATAACCTACAATCCATTCTACTAATTTATTTTGCATATCTAATATCCTGTTAAAGCGTCCATTGGTTGATATTCTTCTTCTTCAAAACTATTTGAACTTTCTACTATTTGTATTTGGTCAATGTATGCCAAGGCATCAATAAGGTCATCATGCAACTGTGAGTTAGGAAAGTTGACAAGCTGGTCAATAAATTCATTATTCCATGTTCCCTCATTTAGCGTGACCTTCCCGTGCTCGAATCGCCCTTGGAGTGCCCACATGATACGGTCTGTTTTCTTTTGATTGCCATGAGTGACATCGTCAATGCGGAAGTAGTGATTATGCCTACGCATAAGGTCTGTAAGGTAAGGGTGAGCAGCATTTTTTAAACTTCCTTTTTCAATTCCAACAGCAACAGGTTCATATTGAACAACAGCCCTCATTATCTGAGCGCAAGTTTCTTGAATATCCCACCTACCATGCAAAATATCTGCAACCCACCAACCACCTTCGTGCACCTTAACAACAGCTATAGCCGTTTCATCCAGCTTTTTATTCTTATTACCTGATTCTCTATCCACATTGATAAAACCAGCCAAGTCAACAGTAATGAAAAAACGACCTTCATCAGGTTCTTCTTCATCTATTTTTATCCATTCTTCTTTAAATAAGTCACGACTTGCTGCTTCAAACGATGCCATGAACTCTTGGCGGAACGCAAAAGATGACATACTTTGTTTAGCATTGTCAAACTCTTTTGCTGGAATAAGGGGATTATCATAGGAAGTAAAATGAAACGCTTTCCACTCATCATCTCTCTCACTTTCCGCATATTTAAATAATTCGTAGAAATGGTTTCTACCTTTTGGTGTCCCGATAAACACCGCACCACCCTGAACGTCTGACAAGGCTGGGCGTAAAATCTGTTCCCAAACATTTGGCTTTAAGTCAGCATACTCATCGATTACAAGGAACGCTAAACCCACACCCCGTAGAGTGTCAGGTCTATCTGCACCCTTGAGGTAAATCTTACGACCATTAACAAGAGTAAGGACAGAGGTATTCTCATGTGCCGAGGCAATGACATCATGCCCAATCTCTTTTAACAATCCCCACAAGATGTCTTTTGCTTGTTGGTAAGTTGGCGCAACATAGAAGACATCCTTCTCTGTCGACTTCAGGGCTTCAATAATTAGAAGCCAAGCGGCTAACCGACTTTTACCAAACCGCCTACCAGCAGCTAAAATCTTGAAACGGTGGTTGTCATTAAATACTTCTAGTTGCTTCTCGTGAAGCTTGACATTTAAATCTGCCATTAATAGTCTTCTATATTATATGGCATATTGTTTACTGG